TTTTTATAAATTTTACAATTGTTTATGCATTGCAAAAAATGGCAGTATTCATGCACTAAAGTTGACATAAATTCTGCAGATTCTTTTGCAATTTTTATAATTTTTTTGTTTTCGTCAAAATAACCAACGCAGCGATATCCACCTACGTTAACCATTTTTCCACGGCCTAAAACAAGTTTCATGCCGTATTCTGCCAGATGATTTTTCACATGACTGACAAACTGATGATTCCTTGCGCTCATAGGGGGCTCCTCAGTCGATATTATTTAGTATATTACTTGACAGTCAAATTCTAGGGGCTATATTAGATCAACTTCTTATAAGAAAGGAAATTTATATGGAAATTACAACTGTTGATCGTCCTACCAAGATTCAGAGAGTGTTTGATTACATGCGTGGCGGTGCTACGCTAACCGCAGGGGAGGCCCGGAAGCGTTTCCGTGTCAGCAACATGCGTGCTACCATGCACGATCTCCGTGAGGCTTTTGATCGTTTTGATATGAACTACACCGTAGTTCGTGAGACCCGCAATGGCCGTTCTTATTATCGTGTTGCTCGTAACCGTTCGCGTTAATTAAAAATCAAACACATCAGAAAAAAGCTCCGAGCAATCGGAGCTTTTTTTATATATTGATTACAAACGTCAAAGTCTGTGGACCTTGGAAAAGGCAGTATAGAGTTCTCGGGGTGTTTGGCTTACTTTGCACAAGTACAAATGCCTGATTGTATCCCGGTTGTCCTGAAACAACCAAATTACTGGTGAGAGGTATTTTGTATTGTGGGTCCATGAAAATATCAAATTTCCATCCCTGCAAAGACGCATGGCTCAAATCAATTTTGAGAGCTTGACTTATTGAAAATGATAATCTAGCTGCAACTTGAGCAGAACCGCTATAAAGTCTTTGAGTATAAACTGCATATGCCGATGAAGCAACAGTTGAATTTACTACAGTATTTACAATTTTATTGATAAACAAATATACACTGTTATCAAAAACAAGATTTGTCTGTGATCCCTCTGTCACCAACCCTTCAGAATAAACATCATCTGGGCATGTATCGCAATTAATCCAATAGCCATTATAAGTAGAACCCAGTGATTGATTTCTAAGATATACTTGGTAGTAGTTTTGTTTTTCAAAACAATTTACTAGCTTGCTTGAAGCATCTTGTATTCTATAAATTCCGGTTATATTTTCTGGCTCTTGTATTTCTGTTACGTCTGATATACCACGAATATAGGATTTTAATTGTATTTGGGAATCAGTCAAATTTTGAAATGTGGTTCCACTTACAATATAAAGTATTTCTTGACCATCTTTTAGTTTTGCAAAACCATCAATTTTTAATCTTCCATAGTTTGTACTGGTTGCTCCACTAAAATCTATGTATTCTTCAAAATTAAATTGATTTCCTAAAAAACCCATTTCTTCAAATGATGAGTTTTTGTTTGGAAATGTATTCAATACAAAGTTTCCAGTAAAGCCAGTATTACTAAACACATATTGTGGGGTATCAACAAAGTTGTCTTTGGAATAAAGATTGTAGGAAGAACTAAATGTAAAACCAGAATTTATGGTGCTTACTACGATTTTTCCATTATTTAAATTATAACTATAATTTAAAGTGCCCCCCAAAGTAGTTGTAATATTTTTTTCTTGATCATAATACTGAGAACTTGGAATTGAAAATGTAGTCCCCGAAGAAAATCTACCAAAGGTTTTTTTTAAAAAAACAAGGTCAGATGTATTGTAGACGTGAGAATAATCCAAGTAACATGTCGTTCCTTGAACTAAAATATTTGGGTTCGATGAAATCCAACCTTTAGTCAAAATTGGGTCAGCGGTATTTCCATATACCACTAAGCCAAAATTTTTGTAATTTCTTACATTGTTTAATGTACTTGGTGTTGACATTTTATGACGCTAAGAACGTTACGGATTGTGTTCCGCTTGCGGCTACTATGTAAATTTTACTCAAGTTATTAATATCTACAAATGTTTCATCTCCGGGATCCATAGCATACCCAGAGGATATCAATGTTGCAGAAGCTGAAGTGTTTCCGACATAAACAAAGTCAGTATTTGTTGAAAGTGCTTTTATGTTTACACCAGCCTGACAGGTAAATCCGCTGTCAAGTTGCTGTGTAGTTGAGAATGTCGAAGTTACGCGGCCAGTTTTTAGAGATGCTGGTTTGGCTAAACCTAATGTGGAAAGATTGCTGTTTAGGGTAACGACTTGACCGTAAATGGCAGTCATTCCAACCAATATAGAACTGTCATCTATTACAACAGTATTTTGAACATTTACATTAACAGCAGTTGCACCAGATACACCACAAACAAAAAGCGGTGATGCTGCGGAATTGGTTACACCAACAATTGGATTTATTGTTGCACTTATTGTTGCACCAATAATATTGGCATAAATTGGATTTGCTGTAGTTCCTATTGCATTGCCGGATGTATTTACAAGATTTGCAAAAATCCATGTACTTCCAGATGGTCCGAATACAGAAATTGCATCTTTTGTTTTGTTTAATGGTACCCCACCTGTAATTTCTACTTGATAGCCAGATGCAGTTCTAACATAGGCTGGTGCGCTTGTTATACCAGTAACATATACTGTCCCCTCAACTGTTACTGGAGTTCCACCAACGATACCCTCAACAGCACCACAGAAACCAACCAAATTTGCTGTAATACCACCAGCGATAACGTTTACTGGTAGACCATTGGAGGAGTCAACAATTTGGGCAGAACCAGTAGGACCAAATGCTAACTTTTGCAATTGGAATTGAGCTGTGACGCCAGCAAATACTACAGAATCTGTGGCGACAAAGAATGTAAGACCGCCTGTTTCAATAATTACGTTATCATCTTGTGGGCCAAATGGTGATGGTGTTGGCATATATCTTCCTTAAATTGGTCTAAATAGTTCTAGGAATATTTAGATCATTTTATTTATTGCTTTTAACATCTAAAAGAGTAAACTGGTACCATGTATATAGATGACGCTGCTAAGGAAAAGTTTTCTAGTAAAGTTTTGGAAAGAGTAAAATCCACAAATTTATCTTTTATGGATTGTGTTTTAGAATTGTCCAATGAGATGAATTTAGAACCCTCTGCGGCTGGAAAACTTTTAACAAAACCATTAATTGAAAAAATTGAGCAAGAGGCTCAAAATCTTCATTTACTTAAAAAGTCAAAAACCCGTAAGCTACCAGTTGACTGATCTGGAGTTTGGGGTATCTTACATCAGTCATTTAGGCCAAGGGAGATCCTTGGGGAAAGAAAAAATATGGCAAATTTTTCAGATTTTAAGAAGAAGAGTAAGAACTCAGTCGCAGCCCTAACAGAGCGTCTTGATAAGATGACCTCCAAGGAGGGCTATAAGGATGAACGGCTATGGAAGCCGGGTATCGATAAGGCTGGCAACGGATACGCGGTTGTCCGATTCCTTCCTGAAGTTGATGGCGAGGATGCACCTTTCGTTGCAGTCTATAGTCACACTTTTAAGGGCAAAGGCGGTTGGTTCTATGAGAACTGCCCCACGACCATCGGTGAAAAGTGCCCGGTGTGTGCAGCAAACACGGAACTGTGGAATAGCGGTATTGAGGATGACAAGAACATTGCACGGCAGCGTAAGCGTAAGCTGACGTACATTTCCAACATCTTGGTAATCGAAGATCCTGCCAATCCAGAGAATAAGGGAAAGGTTTTCCTTTATCAGTATGGTACCAAGATCTTCCAGAAGATCCAGAGCCTTGCTCACCCAGAATTCCAAGATGAAGTTGCAGTAGATCCGTTCAACTTCTGGACTGGTGCAGATTTTAAGATCAAGATTCGCAACGTCGGTGGTTATGTTAACTACGACCGAAGTGAATTTGCAACACCAGCACCTCTGTTTGGTGGTGAGGATAAGAAGCTTGAGGAAATTTGGAAGAAGCAGTATCCGCTCAAGCCCTTTGTTGACAAGAGTCAGTTCAAGAGCTTTGACGAGTTGAATGCACGATTTAAGAAGTCTGTAGGAGACGATATCCGTGCTCAGTTTGCTGAGAGCAAGAGCATTGAGGATGACGTTGAAGAGACTTCAGTTGTTGAAGATGTGGAGGAAAAAGATCCTCTACAGTACTTCTCCGAAATGGAGAAGGATTGAAAAAGGCCCCGAAAGGGGCCTTTTTTATTTTAAGCCCACTTTGGGGCCATACTCATTCTATCACGCCTATTTTCAAATATTAAATTTTGAGGTTCTGTGGTTGGCCTTTCTTCAAAATCATCTTTATTGTTATTTGGCAACCATGAATTCATCATATTGTTGTACATGTCCAGCATACCATCGCGGACTTCATTTAGTCTTTTTTCTGTTTCTTCTGCTTTAGAATAAGCCTCCTCAGCATCGACTTTGATTGTTACGTCAGTGTCTAAGGAAGATATCTGAGGTTTTATTCCGGATTCTATATCTATGTTTGTAGCTGTATAAAAAATTGTTTCTGGTAGAGGAATATCTTTTAAAACATTTACAATAGTAGATGGTTCTCCTGTCAATTCTGTATTCAAATTAGATGCAGCATCAACTTCTGCCTGTACATCAATTGAAAAATTATTTGATTGTTCGTTCATAGGTTAAAGTAATCTCCAGAGGCCATTTTTTGCATTTGTTTTTGTTTTTTCTTTTCCTCGTAATCCGCAACAAGTTTTAGATAAATGTCTCTTTCCCAGAATATGCAATTTTCTATATCTTCAAGCGACCAATTAAAATTGTTTATCAAGGTAAAGTTTGTTATAAAATAATTTTTTAAATCAAAAAACTTTACCGAAAGATAAAAAAATTGAGTAAACCTGTCACCTCCTTTTCTTCATTTTCAAAGGACAGGTTTATATAAAGTTCTGGTTGTCGCTTCAAGAAGCTATCCAATTTTGGTACAACTGACAGTGGCAAGTTGTCCAAAATATTTTTTATTTCTTCTGAAATAAATTTATTTGTATGAAATACTTCATTTTTAATAGTAATTTTTTGTATACATGCCTTTATCAGATCTTCTTTATCCAAAGAAGGAAGTTTAAGAAGGTCTTTTACAGTTGGGGTCTGCAGATGCAATACAATAGAATGGCCAATTTCTATTTTTTCTGACAAAATATTGTTTCTTGTTTTTATTTCTGCTATGTTTACTTGAATTTTTTCATTATTTCTTACTAAATTTAGTACTTCGTCTACACTTTTGGATCTAATTTGCAAAAATAAGTACTCGGCATCGGCTAAACAGACATCGTCTGACACAAAAGTCGGTGCGCAAGTCTTTAAAAGGTCAATCATACACTTTAATGCAAGCTTTTTATTGTTTTCCTGCAATATTATTGCGATATTTTTTGCATCCTTTACTTTAAATGGAGTAAATGATACGACTTTTTTAGAAAAAGGTAAAGTTGTTTCGTAAGAAGGAAGAGTGGAATTCAAAAAATTGACTATATTTTCCATTATTGTGCCTTAAATGTAAATTCTCTGTAATTTAACAGGACCTGATACACCATGTATTTGTTTGATTCAATCATATTTAATTCAACTGGTATAGATTCAAGCGGATAAACTTCATAAAACGTGTAAATACGATTCACATTGCCATTTGGGTCTAAAAGTTTTACATTCAACTTGCAATTGTAAATTATGTCATTATAGAAGGAAAGCTGAAACGGCGCGCTTTGATTTCCTTTGATGTTTCCACCTGAATAAATTAAGTTAAACCAATTATTAAAAAAATCTGTAATAAAATTATCGTTTGTTACGGCAAAGGTCAACATTACACCGGGCACAAATCTTTGAGATCGTGGAACAGCTCTACCCGAGCCATAACCAGCCAAATTGTCTGCCAGAGAGTCTATCGCTCTTGCGCCCATAGAGACGGCCAAAGCTTGAATGTCGTCTTCTTGCAATTGTGGGAGTAAACTTGGCAATCCGGAAAAAGATAAAGAATATCTGTTGTTTCTTTGGAGGCCGTTATGCCGTTCAAAGTATTCTTTAATGTTTACAATTGAGTTAGCCATTTGCAAATATCTCTTTTTCTGTTACGAGTTTGAATTCCATATTATGTTTTTTGCAGTAACTTTCGGCTGCTTTCCATTTTGCTGTGTTTACGATCCAAGTGATCTTTTCTTTCTTAGAAGCATTTTCCTTTAAGTATGTCTGCTTCTTTGGCTTTACTTCCACCATCAGTGTTTTTATTCCATCGTTATTTTTGACTTGAATTAAGAAATCCGGGTAGTAATTATGAAGCTTTTTGTCTAATGGGTTTTCGTATGGAATGATTATTTCCTCAAACGACCACCTAATTATACTGGGAGTTTCATCACAAAATTTACATACATTTCGTTCCCATAAGGAACGGCATGTAATTTTTGTACTGTCTCCTATATATTTTTCTTTATTTATAGGTGTGTATTTGGTCCTATACGCCATAAAATTATTTAGAGAATTTTATCTAAATAGTATAGAAATGCCATCGACCTACAAGTATCCATTTGGTGTTTATGCAGCAGAACAGCCTTTATGGATGAACTTTTATGCTGCAAACTATTCTCTTAAAAATTTTGAGAGAACACGATCTGGTGTAATAAACAGATCTTTTGCCCATCTACAGCTTCCGATGCCAAAGGAGCCGGGATACACCATTCAACATAATTATGGTGAAAGCAATAACAATCCTGTAGGCCCAATACTTAGCAGAGCTGGATTAGCAAATAGCGGGGGAGTAAATCTCTCTGGTGCTGGAAATATGATAGCAAGAGTTATGCAACCAGCATTATTTTATCATGAAAGAATGTTTGCCACTTCAACATATAGAAGATTTAGCAACATCGCAGAAATGACGATGATATCTGAAGGAAGAAAACAGTATTTTTTCCAATATGTCCTTGTACCAAAAAGCGACGAAGAATCCATAGCTATTGAAAACATTGTTGGTACTTTTAGAAAAACATCATATCCAACAGTTGCTTCAAACTTACCAGAAAGGTCTTATCCTCAAAATTTATGGACATTGAGTGTTTCGCGTGGCAACGGTGTGGCTTTAGGCGGGGATGCAAATCTGACAGCAAACTGGCTCGGTGAGCCTTTAGTTTGTGTGCTTAATACGGTAATAGTAAAGAAGAATGATGATGCGGATACAGTAATAAGATATTTGCCAAACGGAGCTTCATCAGTAACCCTTTTGGGTTTAGTATTTACAGAATTCGAAACCGGAACTTATGTACCAGAATTAAATGCTACGTGGTCTAAGTCTGAAATATCTTATAGATACTTTGGGTATAATGGATAATCCTTATGAAATACTTTGAAAATCTTCCAAAAAGATCTTTTGCATCTACAATTGGAAACTTTAATATATCAAGTTTTTTTACCTATATTGATGCAGATGCAGTTGGACTGCCAACTGATCAAGTTTTGGTAGACTCAAAAACAACATTGCTTGAAGCTAGTTTTAAGGTTTATCAAGATCCAAATAACTTTTGGGCGTTTTTACTCGCTGCTAAAAAAATAAATCCATTTGAATTGTTGTCAGAGAACACCGTCTTGTTTACAAATACGAATGAAAATAAAATAAATTTTGCTGCTGTAGAAGATGTCAGCGGTACAACAGGCATTGCATTTCCAAAAGGAAGTATAATAGCACCATATGTTGCAAATACTGGTTCTTGCTCAAGTTATGGATCCACTGGCAATTTTGATTTAAATGGTCCAATTTCTATAATTGAATCTGTCTCCTTTTATGATGGAAACATGGTAATAAAAGATCAGAAAGGTGCGACATATTCTTTCTTAACTCCGACAGGGTCCACGGGACAGCAACTCACAATAGTTTATCCAACCTCAACGGGTTATGCTGTATATAACAATGCATATGTCAGCAATAAACAAAAATATCTAGATACCACGGTCCAATTAAAAAAACCAGAAGACGGTAAAATAATTTTTAAAAATACATATTCTTCAAACAAAACAACCGATGAGAAAAAGCCGGAACCAGTTCCAGTTCAGCCAACCGAAACTATTCCTGTCACAGTTACAAAATTTATTGAAGATAAATCAAAAAATGTTCTGTGCTTTTTGCCGAGTGAAATAGGCACACTAAAAACCCAATTTATAA